TAATACCACCACCAAAACTATTATTGCTATTTTGCCCTATTAAATTAGTTGTATACGCATTACCAGTAGTATCTAAAAGTGATTGTATATAAACATTAGATGATGTTGTGGTAGAAAATCTAACATCAGATGGAATATTTAATACAGATCCTTCATTAAAAACCATTCCTCCAGATTGAACAGTTAAAGTACTATTTATATTATCAGATTCACCTGGTCTTTTATCTATAGCATAGGATGAGTTTATATCTATATCATTTATTTCATCAGTTGTTAATATTGAACCATATGGCCAATTAGATGGTTTTACTCTTGTTATCATTATATACCTTTATTTATGTTAAAATAGAATTATCTAAATTATGTGGATCATCTAACAAAAATCCTAATTGACCCAAACTATTATATCTGCCCCATGCAAATGTCGTCCAAGAAGATAATAAATCTTCTAATGCACCATCTATTAATTTAACAATATTATAAAATTGTGCATCTAACATATAATCTGGTTGTTGAACTAATATTAAAATATAAGCAAATGAACTTGACCAATCATTATTGAACATATTTACACCGTTAATAGATGTTAAATTTAATCCATTATTTATACTTGATAAACCAATATATGTATTTGAATTTATATCCCAACCAAAATTTATTATCTTTACAAAAACTGGTCCAAGTATTATTTTTAATAGATCATTTATAACTTGAGGAGTTGGTGATTTTCCATAATTATATAATTTATTACCAATCAATTGTCTTCGAGTATTATCAGATGAATTTGTATCAGGAACTAATTTCATTATTTTTTCCCAACGAGATATAAAATCTGTCATTTTGTTAGTATTAAATTGATTTTTCATTTTAACATTTGTAGAAAACAAATCTGCTAATGCTCGTGCTGCTGCAAAATTTTCTGCATAATTATAACTATCAACATCATGGTTTAAAGCATTTCCATCAGCAGCATTTAATGAATTTAAAAATATTTCATTTACTGAATTTGAACTATCTCCACCATAACTAGGACTTGGATTAAAACCTCCGGTCATATTTTTCCTTTAATATATAAATAAATCAAATCCAGTAATATTGTTTTTTAAATTACCTAAATTAGAATGTATATGAAAAGTTCTATTATTTATTTGTTCACAAGTAATAAATCCACACACGCTAGAGTTATCCATATCAACATTACCAATTGCAGCAATAAGATTTAATATTTGTTTTTCACCCATAACATCTATAATAGTATTTGGGAAAATTAATACCCATACATAACTATCAGAATTATCTATTGTTGGTAAATTAGATCTGATTTTATCCCAAGCAACTTCATATTTTACAAGTTTATTATTTATATTATCATATTTTAAATAAGCTTGCATAGAAACAGCACTTAATCCAGCAGCTGATGCTCTACATTGATTTAAATTATCCGAGGATAAATCTACTGCAAAACCATTATTAGCATTTTTTACAGGTGCTTTATCATACAATATTCCACCCATTTTATTAAAAGCATCTTCATCTCTTTTTGGAAATGTCATAAAATTCCTTATCTGATGAAAATATTAATATTACCATTTACAACATTTGTTAACGCACCATTTTGTATAGAATAAATATCAAAAGTTGTACTATTTATTCTATTTACAGTAATAAAATTGTTAGTAGTATTAGCTATATCTATATTACCAAAACCACCAAGTAAATTAATAGTTTGTATATTACCTAATAAATCATATACTGTAGATGGAAATACTACTCTATATATTCCAACAGACATATATGTTATTGTGGGATTATTAGTAGCGGTAGTATCCCAAACTGCTCTAATATTAGTAATACGAGCAATATTACTAATATCATTACTAATATCAATATAAAAATTAAAAACAACTCTGAAAGCAGTAGCAGTCATTGCAGCGGTAGAAGCTCTAAATTGATTTGAAGAAACGGCAGCTAAATCTGTAGATGGATCCTCAACAGCACTATAATCATTAATGATACCACCATATAAAGCAAAAGAATCGGAAGCAGGTAAAGTCATAATATCCTTATAAAATAGGGTAAATTCCAATATTATTTGGTGTTAATATATAAGGACCATTTCTAACAGATGTAGGAACCGGACATTTACCAGAACCAGAACCAACATTTTGTTTATATAAATATTGTACATCTAATACTTCAGGTCCTGTATTAGATAGAAACTTCAATATAGAAGGTCCTAAATCACATGGAAATTGTTCAGTTATTAAAGGACGTCTATGGGCTCTTGGAAATAATCCTTTTGTAGATGTACTAATTTTTTCGCCAGGACCTAATGATGCAAATTGTTCTAATATAGCATTTATATAATTTTCCATATTTAATGCAGCTGGAAATACATAATCACCAGCTGATATTTGCGTTTCATTATTATTATCATCAAATCCAGAAAAAGGTGTTTCATTTGATAATAAAGTAAATTGATACATGTTATTATCATAATATAAAGATGTAGCTTTTGCTGTTCTATATTTCCAATCTATTTTACTAATCCAACCAATATTATAAATTGTATTTCCATAACCATCTATATTACTATTATCACAATTTACTATAAATTGTTTCGATGTATCAACACTATCAACACTACAATAGCCTGTTAAATATGAATTAGGAGAAGATTTAATAGGAATAGGAATAGGATTGGCATCTATCCAACCTGTTCCATTACCTGGTGTTGATGCTAATTTAGAATATGGTAATGATAAACCTATACTTAAATCTATCGGTTTATTTACACAATTATTTATTATAAAATCAACATTCTCTGGAAAATCACCAATAACTCCTGGAATTACAAAATTATTTAAAACATAAGGATTAGCAGAGATATCATTAAAATCTCTACCTTTATATGAAGTTGAAGCAGCAGATGTAACAGCTACTCCAGTTGTTGCAGGTCCATTGCAAGCAGGATATACAAATGCTTTTTCTACAGTTGAATTCGATTTCTGAGCAGAATCAGCAACTTGACTCCAATTGCCACCACCAGCAGGATTTGCTAGTTTCTCCAATAATCTAACACGCAATTGTTCTATATTTTCAGCATCAAAACCGCCAATAAAAGCAGTTCCAACAGAAGCGGTAGGTTGTGCGTATGCTGGTATTGTAACCCATTTTAAAACTGAATTAATACCAATATTTGTAGCAATTCCAGTATCAATGGATTGTAAATTTATAAAATCCCCATCTTTAAAACTACCTGTATTTATTACTTGATATAATAAACCAGAAGAATCTTGAAGCTGTTGTCCGGCAGATATTAATATTGGAGTTAAAACATCTATTGTTGTTTTTAATATAATAGATCCTATAGATCCTATTGATGGTTTTAAAAATAAATTATATAATCCAGCTAATCTTTGTAAATCTTCATCTTGAGCAGTATCAGGCATTAATGCATCACCTTCAATAACAGTATTTTGCATCGCTACTGCTATTTGTTGCGCTAATGCTGTTGCTTTTATATATATTTCAGTACCAAAACTTACATTAGGATTAATAATACCTCTTCTTTGTAATTCAGCTTTATAAGTTCTGAGATAATCATCCCTTATCTCTTCCATTGATTTTGTAATTAAAGCCATGATTATCCTAATAATTTTATTTTGTTAGTTTCATTTGTAGTTAAATCTTTATAATTAACAAATACTTGAATTGCCCCAGGTTTATTTTGAATATTAATTACATCTATTGAAACTATTGAAATTAATTTACGATCTATTAAATGTTTTACCGCCGAATTTACAGCTAATTTAAATTTAAGCTGAATGTTTGGCGATATTGTTTTTATATTTTCTATATCTAATCCAAAATTTAATAAACAAGAAGTATTAATTGTTGTTTTTAATCCTAAATAAACCATTTGATTTAATGAATTATCTCCTATAGCATTTCCATGGTCATCTAATACATAATCACCAGTTAAAGAATCTATTTTAGCAACATTACCTTGTGAACCATCTGATTTAATAAACAATTTAGATGTAACAGATGTAGTTGATCCAGATTGACCATATCCTAATGGAAATAATCCTAATGGAAATAATCCAATACCTTTATCTAACATTAATTCACCTTGATATTCGCTAAAGGTTGAGTTTTTGAACCGGTTGTTGTATCAGTATCTCCATAGATAGTTAGATTATTTTGTATATAAAGTACCATCCATGTAGATAAAGTATTTGATAAATTGGCTTGTGCTTTTTTAGCATCAACTGAAATTGGTACTGGAACCTGTGTAGTTATTGCTGTTGCATTTTTTATTGTCATTGTAAAATCATTATTCATAACAACTACTGGTGGTGTAATTGTTGTAGATGATATTGTATTTGCTTGTTGATTTGCCAATAAGGCTAAATATAATATCTTAGCTGCATTTGTATTATCATCAGGAGTATATGTTTCAACCCCCTCATCAGATATATTTACATTTCCAGGAATCATATTTATCCTTATATTGTTTTTCCATCAATGGGACAACTTGGTATATTTAAAACTAATTTATTTAATTGTATTTGTGCTTGAGTAATAATCTCATTGATCGTCATTATTTCAACCATAGCTCCTGATGATAAACTTAATAATGCTCCAGAAACAGCTAAATTTATAACAGCTAATTGTTGTTCAAGACCAGGAATAGCTACTTGAAATCTGCAACAACTAACACCACCAGGAGGAATTAATGGCATTGCTAAAAATGGAGCACTTGGTAAAAATATATTTGGTATTTTTGGCAATATTGCTGGTCCTAAATTTATACATCCCATATTATTCCTTATATTCCAATTAATACTTTTGTTGAACTTGATGCAGCTATAGTGATTGCTCCTACACCGACTCCTAAAATTGGAATTGACGGAGCGGGGGGCGGAATAAGACCATATACTGCATTCATATAACCAATACCACCATTTGTAGGAGAAGGACCTAAACTAATTGTAGGAGAATCAATAATAACAGACGAAGCATTTATTCTGCACATATTAACTCCACCCAATGGAATTGATATATTAGATAAATCAATAGATGCTCCTGTTTGTGTTTGTACATGAAAACCAGATTTATCAAAAATTAGTTTTCCCCATGGAGCTATAAAAGATAAACGATCTGGATCAATTCGTAAATATACTCCAACACCAGAATCACTATTTGACATACCAGCAATACCACCAACCGGTTCTGTAGTTGTAGATAAGGTAACAGATCCATCAGCTTTTAAACTAACTCTTGCCATTCCTTCATTAAGCGGTCCTCTTGCATATAAACATGTTTCTCCAGGCCCTAAATTACCATATATATCATTATCTCTTAAATCTTTAGATGCTATTGAAATGTCACCATTCGCTCTAACTAAATTTAAACTTTGTGCCGATGCAATTCCCGGTTGTGGAAATGCTGGTTTACTTGCAAATCCTACATGCTGCCACATTTGAGTTGAAGGTCCCGAAACTTCTCCTGATACCGCATCACCAGTTGTAGCAGATATATTATTATTTTGTGGATTAGAAACAGTTCCCATAATAGAAGTAACAGTAAATAGTGTAGATAGGTCAGGTACAGACATTTATTTCCTTTGATTATTTATGGTAGTTGTAGTATTTTTACCTTTTAATGTTGTTGATATATCTAATACATTTAAAGGAATTAATTTTAAATCAGTAAATGTACCTTCAGAATATGTTTTCTGAAAAGTTCTATCTAATATCCACAAAGGGCCATCAATTCCTAATGTTTCATCTTTAACATTAACAATAGTATTTATAGCCCAAGGAATTTTATTTTGAGTATGTCCTAAAACTCTATAATGATAATTAAACATTTTTACTTGAAAATGACTCATAGTTCTTTTAATAAAATTTTGTAATTGATTTGAATCTGTAGCTTCATCATTTTTAATAAAACAAGGAGAAACTATAATTGGTTTTTGATATAAAGATTGTCTTAATTGTTTTAAATTATCTCGCAAATCTAATATTTTAACACCTATTTTTTTATATTGATCTAATACTTCTTGTACTTGTGGTAATATATTTCCATTATAATCTAATCCAACAAATTCATTTATCATAATTATATCTGATGAAATAACATCTGCATCAATTCCATTTGTTTGTCCTTTACAATATATTAAACTTGGTTGATTTGTAATATCTACAACTTTATTACCATATATTATATTGTTTTTTGATGAATTATTACCTTTATAATGAAATAAATTATATAAAGGTTTTGAATCATAATTTGGTTTTGATATAATAACACCAGAACCATCTGCTTTGGCCCACATCATAAATCCTTGATGTTTTAATAATTTATCTATGAATTGATAAGCGCCTTCTCCATAATTAGCTTTTAATTCTTTTAATGCTTTTTTAGTAAAACCTTGATCTTCATCTGGTGGAAATATTTTACCTGTTAATGCATTTAAATTCAAATTATCGCTATTTTCTATTTTTGTTATTCCTAATGGTTTTAATACAGATTTTACAATTGTTTCTAATGTTGTATTTGTTGGGAATTGTAATTTAGGATTAACTATACCCTCTACAACCTTTGCCATAATATCTCTACCTTGAACTTGCATCATAGTTCCAGAATTAGGATCCTCAATTGTAGATACTCTTTCTATAATTCCACTACATTGTATTAAATCATTTATATATAGATTAATACCTACACCTGGAACTAATGTGTCTATTAAATTACTATCAGCATCATCTATATTAAAAGACCATTCAGCAGTAGGTTTAAGAAAATCTTGGTTAAAATGATAAGTAGACCAATTTTTTATTTCTAAACCATTATCAGCAAATTTAAAAACTACAGTATCAGAAGATTCGCTAACTCCATCTTTTGTTGCCATATAAATCTCCTATAATGTATAATAAATAACAGATGTTCCACGATTAATAATTATACTACCAACCAAATTAGGATTTAATTTAATTATATTTTCAACTGTATTTCCAACAAATCCAGCAATTGCAGCTAATGTAGTATTAAATCCAACTTTATAAATTGATGTTTCTTTTTGTTGTAATTTATAAGTTAACAAAAGAGTGTTTAAAGAATCAATTAATTTATAAGCTGCATCAAATAAACTTGCAAATTCATTACCTAAAGCTATTAAATTATCAATAAAATTAAATATAGTATTACAAACATTATTAATCATTCTAGGAATAGCAAGAATATCAGCATTAATAATAGTATTTATAGCTGAAAAGAAATTAGATTTTCCTAATGGTTTTGGTATTAAATTAACTGGAACTTTATTATCAGCTATATGAGAATCAAGATCAGCAGCAGAAGATGTAGCAGAAGATATTACAGATGGTTCCAATGATATTAGGCCGTCTTTATCATCAAAAGTTTCAATAAATTCGATATCAACAATAATACCGGCTCTAGTATCGGCAGTAAAAGCACCCGACCACATATGAGGTTTACAATTAATTTTGCCATAAAAGGGATGAACAAAAGTTCCGGTATCTTTTTGTTCAAGATATTTTTTAACAGTTAACCAAGTTTGTGGGAATAAATCGGCCCAAGATTCATTGGTGCCTTGAGTTAAACCTTCAATAAAAAAGGCTCTAACACTAAATTGATAAGCAGCTCTTCCAGTAGATTCAACTTGAGCACCATCTCTATCCATTCTATTATGAATTGCTAAACGTTGTGCTCCTTTTTCGGATACTAATTCAATTGGAAATGATATACCTCTCCAACTACATTCTTCGAATTGTGTTGCTAATAAATCATCCATTATTTACCACCATTAAAATTTTTATCACGATTTAATCGATTTATTTTTGCAGTTAAATCTTGAACAGTTTTTGTTAATTTAACTAATGCATCAGATGTTTCTTTTGAACTTTGTTTTAAACCAGAATCAGAACTTTTACCTGATTTTGGTTTATCCCAACTTCTATCTACAGGACTAACAACTACACCATCAGGATTTTTTTCTGGTGGAAAATTTATAAGATCACCAGGAGTTGCTTTAGATTTAGGTTTTTTTACACCAGGAAGATCATTTAAATGTTCGTTATCATCATTTTTACCAATTCTATCTCCACCAGATGTTTTACCATCTATAAAATCAGCTAATTTAATAGCTTTTTCTACAGGATTATCATCTGAATTAATTATTCCAGATAAATCTTTAAAATCGGCAAATAAATCCAACATTAATTTAGCAGCTGCAACGAAAACATTAGTTAATAATATTGCAGCTCCTGATAAATAATCTATATTATTAATAATATCATTTACAATAGATTCTACTTTATCCATAAATCCAGATGATACTATTCTTTCTTTCAGTCTATTAAAAGCGGATTCAAGTTGTTCACCAGTAGTATTCATTACTTCTACCGCTTGTTTTCTATGTTCATCTTCTGATACAATTGTTTCTGATAATTTATTTAATTTTTCTATAACTTGATGAGCTGCCGCTTTTTCTAATTCTTTTTCAGACATACCTGGATTATTTGCTTTAATTTCAGCATAAGCTTTTGCATATTCAGGTTTAAAAGTATTTAAACCTCGTTGAGTTCTAGCATCTTTTATACCTAAAGCTCTTAAACCTTGAATATCTCCACCATGAGATTTAGATAATATCATTTCTAAAGCTTTTGGCATATCAATTAAATCAACTCCATTTTCTCTAGAAATAGCTCCTTTAAATACTTTTTTATTTTTTAATACATCTCTTTCTAAACCTGCCAAAGAAGTCATATTTTGATGTACATTGCCAAAAGGATTCATAATATTAAGTAAAGATGCAGTTTGATTAAATTTTTGGTGTTCTGTACCTTTCATACCAGTAGTAATACCTTTTATATTTTGAGCAACTCCAACCATTTCCTCAATTTGTAAATCATATTTATCACCAATTGTAGAAGCGGCTAACCATTTTTTCTTTGTATCATCAACGCTTTCTCCTGGCATTCTTAATTTAGCAAACGATTCAGCAATTATATCTGCTTTTGTTCCTCTACGTTTTGATTCCATTGCAAAAAATTCAAGAGCTTTAGGAGCATCAGTCCAAGAGTTTTCGCCACCATGAGAACCATATGCAGCAACAGCTTTAACACCTTCTGATTTATCTAAATTCCATTTTATATTTGATTCGTTTACTGCTTTTTTTACATCAGCTGCATTCATTTCACCAGCAGACCTATTTGCCATTTGTACATATTGTGTATCATATTTTAATTCTGGTTTAACAATATCATTTAATAAAAATGATCCAAATGTTTTTAATGCATCTGTAGCTAAATCTAATCCACCCTTTAATAAACCAAAACCAATTTGTACAGCAGCCATCCCAGCGCCCATTTTAGCCATGGTAGAAAATGTAGAACTAAATCCAAAAGTATCAGCACCTATTTTAACTACATTACCTAAAGAACCAAATCCACCAGAACCAGTAGTTGATCCTCTAGTTGAATTTTGATTTCTACCGAATCCCCGATGTAATTTCGATTCAACTTCAGCAGCTCTTCTAGCAAGATCTTCACGTTCTTTATATTCTTTTTTAATAATATCTAAACGTTCTTTTGATGATTTTTTTGCTGCTGAAGTTGATTCTTTTTCCATTTCTATCAGCGATTGTTTAACACCTTTTAATGCATTTAATACATCACTTATTCCAGATGATTTTAATGCTATGTCAACTTGTGATGTCATTATAGATCCTTTAATTTATATTGCTGATAATCAATCGTCAAATCCATCGGTATTTTCGGTTGGAGAATCTGTTTTTATATCTGATTTTGATTTGTTATATTCTCTTCGGGCGGCAAGATGAGCGAGCATTTGTCCATCTGTAATTTGTATAATTGGGAGGCCATAGCAACTATAAATTGATTCTGTGCTTCCGAAGTTAGAAAACCTAAAAAATGTGCACTTCCGCCTTTTGCTAATTTCTCAACCCATGCATTAAATTCATATTGTTCCATTTGAGATACAATTGGTCCTAATTCTTGTTGAACAATTATATATTCTCTCATTAAACATCCAATTTGATCTGTTGTTAATTTTTTAGATATTTCTTGAGCTGTTGGAAAAAATGGTTTTGTAATATCAGTAGCTTTTCTACAAGCTTTATTTAATATTTCTACAGCTGCCCGCGTTTCATATAAATTGCGATAACCTTCAGAAACTTCATCATTTCTAGGTACTCCATCACCTTTTTCTTTTAACATTTTTCTAGTGAATTTCTCAGCTTCTATTGTACATAATTGTGATTCTTCTTGTGTTAATACCCAAATTAACATTGGAGCATATGAACCATCGGGTAATTGTAATGGTGATTCGATTAATTTATTTGCTCTGGGAGTTTGTGTAATTAATGTCCATAAATCTGTTGGTGTAATATCTTTTGGGGGTAGTTGTCCGGCCATTATAAATTCCTTTGTTAAATATTATTATCCAATCAAATATTAAATTATGCATATTAAATAAAAAAAAATAACAGCGGTGCGCCCTTATTTACCCAGACCGTAAATAGGATCAAGCAACCGCTGTTACTAAAACTTATTATTAATATTATTTAAACATTAATAAAGTTCCCCTATAGCTGATAAGGGATTTATTTTAATTTATATATAATTTACATATAATTTACATATAATTTACATATAATTTACATATAATTTACATATAATTTACATATAATTTACTATTAAAGTTTCTGCCATTTACAGGGACCAGTTACGAAATCGAAATCTATTTTAGAAGCAGTATCTACAGCATGACTAAAATTATCATCTGTAATAAATCCATTTGCTGTTAGTTCTAAACTATAATCACCTAATATTAATGTTATTTGACCGACTAAATTGTCCATGATAAAGTCACCCGGATCTAATTCAAAGCCTGCGGATGGGACAGCATTGCTCACTGAAATATTTACCATAACAGCGCCTTTTGACATACCTGCGAAACCTTTAGCAACAGTTTTTACAATTTGAGCATTAGAGGCTCTTTTAAGAGTTACTGATGCTTCTTCGGATAATAAATTACCATTCCATAATATTGTGCATTTTGCGTATTGTTGGAGATTAGACATTGTTTTTCCTTATATATTAAGCTACTGATTGAATTGAAAATGCAACTTGATCCAATATCTTAATAGGTTGCAATGGAATTAATGCTGTTAAGCGATTAGGAGTATTAATAGGATCATATTGAACGATTGTATTTGAAATAATTGTAGCAATATTAGTTAACAAACCAGATTCAAAATAATCTCTTGTTCTACGATTGATCATTGCTTTTAATGTAGAGGGAGTTATTGATCCAGGTGGTGGTGATTCATTATTAACAGGATCAGCAGAAACTGTTTTACTTCTCATTTTATCAGCGGCATCTTGTAATATATCATTTGTATAATGATCTGATATAGATACTGTACACCAATCTCTTACTCTGTAATCAGGAGTTGATCCGTTTAATGAGTATAGAGTAATTAGTTTAACGATGTAAGAGCTACCCGAAGCAGTAGAAGCGATAGGAGTTACGCCATTATTTAAAGCAGAAACCTGTTGTAATTTAGTAGGTGCGATACCAGATCTTGGAGCTTTTATTGGCCATAGAGCACTTGTTTTGGCATTACCACCAAAAGAATCAAAATTCAATGTAGATGAGTTAAAATCAGATTCAATTAATGAAATAACAGCTCCTAAAGTTGCAGCAATATTACATGGTTGAACATCTGAGCTCATTTGCCAAGCAACACAACCTCTAGGATCGTTTAAACCGTTAGCGATTGTATTTATTGTTGAAACTGAAGCAGCATTTGAACCTGATATATTACGTTGTCTAATACCATTAACGGGAAGAGATTGTGTAGCAATTTGTGTTTTTAATCTTCCTAAATTTGTAACATCTTCAGCTGCTGATATAATATAATAGAAATTGTAAGGAAGCATTGCAGCAAGAGCATTTGTATTATCGTCGGATACGGTACCTGAAGTTAAGAAAGCTGAAGCTGTTCCTGTAACTGTAGTTGTTATATTACTTGGTTTTAATTGTGTTTGGAAAGATATTAAATTACCTCTTAAACCCAATTGTTTAGCGGTTAAAGTTACGATACCATTTGATCCAGTTGAAGCAGAAGCTGGCCAATAAGTTTTGCTATTTACAGCTGAAACAATATTTGAAGCAACTGTAGCATAACCGTCGCCCGAAGCAATACCAACATCTACGAAATCATCTTGTAAATAAATTCTTAGAGTAGAATAACCAGAAGCTATATTAGCAACAGTAATTGTACCTGTTGCAGCAGCTCCGGCACCTTCAGCGATTGCGATAGCTGATAATGGAGTTGAAGTATTTAATGTAAAGAATCTACGAGCCATTCCGTGTAATTCTGAACCTGCACCAAATAAAGCAATAGCATCTGATTCGGATGTTAAAGCAATTGGTGTGGTAGGTCCATAAATAGTAGCTAATGTGGCTGAACCGGTTGATAGTTTATTACCCATTAGAATTGCATTATATTGAGCAGTAGCACCTGAACTACCCCCAGCGGCGAAAATAGTTTCTGCTAATTCACCTGGTAAAGGATATGAATTAGAAACTCCAGTTAATTGTATAGACATTTTTATTCCTTATAAATTTTGATTAAACCGATTTATGAATTATATTAAATTTGGACTAAATGACCAAGAGATATTTCGGCTCTATATTCTGCGATATCGGGTATTTGTACAGTTTCGTCTAAAAGAACCCAACCACCAGCGGTAGAATCATATTTATAACCAATAAATCTTTTTATACCATTTTGCATAGCCATATAATCTTGAACCATTACATCTTCTTTTGCGAACACTGTTAACATTTTCATTAAAAATCCTTATATTAAACTTGGAGTCTGGAAATCAATTAAATCAAAATCATTTGGGGCATAACCATCTGATTTTGTTGTAGAACCATTAATTATTGTTAAATCTGGAAAAGATCCTTCAACATAATTTTTTCGTTCTTTTACATCAAAAGTCATCATAATAGTTGGAAAGAAAGTATTTGGTTTTATTGGATGATCTAAACCTAAATAATCTGATTTTACAAAACTAATTTGATCTATTCCAGCTGTTTTAAATACTTGTTCTCCATTATGATAAGAAGGATCATAACCTAACTCTAATCTATCTAATATAACTGACCTAATTAATGACCTAAAACTATCCATATGGTACATCTGAGCAGCAGTTAAAGGGGGTAACATATAAAGCATTTGTAATTGATAAGAGAGCTCATACCATTCTCTTGTTTTTTCCTTATATGTTTCATTTGTTCTTGTAGCAGATAATAATGGGAATTTATATTGTACTTCTTGTAAATAATCTACTGGAGAATATGTTATTAATTGTTTTATTGGAGCGGAAATTATATATCCATCTGCTCCTGTTAAATTGGCTTTTGTAGCATAGTGTGTCCAAAAATCACCAGTATAAGTTATAATTACAGATTTAAAGAATTGTAAAATATTATAAATTAAAGGATCAGCTTTAATAATTGAATCTTGATAACCATCTGGAACTAGTGGAAAAGTAACTCCACCAACTTTAAATGTAGATCTTTCAGCATAAATTGTCATAATTAATCCTTGAAAAGTTTGCTGAAATGTTTATCAAATATCTGTGTAAATTTAGGAGTAGCTGCATTAATAGATTGCTGTACAAATGGTTGAGCTTTCATAGGACCAACAGATTTTCTAAATATGATCTCACCATTCATAAAAAATCTAAGAGCTTTTGCATTAATTGCTTTAACAGGTCCTCTTCCGAATTCTAGATATTTTGCATAATCTTTACTTGAATCTACAACAACATTATTTTTACCATCTTTTAATGTAAAGAATGTAAAGAATGATTTTGATAAATTACCTTTAGTTCTTAATGATTCTTGTATTGCAATAAGTTTACCACATTCATTTAAAGCTTTATCATTTACTGATTCTAATGTATTTATAATATGATTTAAATATTTGTTAATTTCTTTTAAATTAATTTCTATATTTATCATATTGCTTTAACTATTAACTCCGATTTTACGCAAGATAATTTTATAAGTGAATGGTTTATCAGTATGTGATTTAATCTTTTTAAAGAGGGTGCCGTTTGGAAAATCTGGACCTGTAATAACATAATTTATTTCTGTAGGTATATTTGATTGCTCAGGTTCGAATATATTAATTAAAATACCTGCTGAATCATAAGTATAATATTTAGGAGTCATAAAATCAATTGACCAATCACCATCAGAATATAATCCACCAGAAGCTATTATATCTGCACAAGAAATTTCAGAACACTTGGGTAAAGTTCCATAACCATCTAAATATAATATTGTTTCTATTGTAGTAGGCGTTCCTTGACCTGGCATATCTGATCCGGTCCATTGTGTTATTCGAACGGATGGTGTATATAATCTAATTCCAAATTGTGTTGGTAGTTGTCTTAAATGATTTACAAGCGGCAATAGATCATCTCTAAGAGTCATTTAATTCCTTTTACCAATTACCTACAAATGGATTACCAGAATAATTTTCCTCAACTGATAATCCACTATAATAATCTTTAAATGGGCCTTTTAATCCTAGAGGAGTACAAAGTTGAGTAATTAATCTTCTTCCTTCCATTTTTAAAAGAAAATTAGCTCGAATATAATCAACTTTTATATCACCTTTGTCTACTTCTAAAGCTTGCGCCCATGTTTGTGTATCTATAAGTTTAGAGTCAATATATTTTAATTGAGTCAGTACTGTTCTCATACGTGTTTGTGTATCAGAAGTGGGTAAAGAACCTCCATCAGCAACAGATTGTACAGAGGTGATCGCATTTTCCCAACGAGGTTCAAATTGTCTAAATAAAGAACTAGAACCAATATATGCTCTTAAATCTGCTCTTTCTGATTCGCTCCATGCTGTCATTTTGGTCCTTGATAATATATAAAAAATTATTAATTAAACAGATTTTTTGGGTCGACCACCTTTGTTACGAGGGGGATTAACTTTTAATTCTTGTTGAACTATGACGGCAGCTTTTAGAGATTCATCAACTCTTATTTTATCAGCTAATTGTTCTAATTCTATTTTATCAGCAACTGCTTCAAAATTAAGACACTCAGCAATATCAATAAAATCTTCACCTTGTTTTTTTAACCAAGGACAAAGCCCGCCGATAACAACAGTGCCTGATTTATTTTCAGTTCTAATTCCATCATCATAATCAGATGAAAGAGTTATTTTATCGCCTGGTTTTAATGTTATTGTGCGAAATTTAGACGAATATGGTAATTTACCCGATTCTTTTACTTGTAATCTAAATTTAGCAGTATGGATTGTATCATTAACCCATACTGTATCTTTTGGTTCTTCTTCCGTATCTTCTACTTCATCATCAAATTGTTTCATTTTATTCCTTATGTCTGGTTAAGGTTTATTTATTCTGCTATAATTCTTACACGACCTACAGTTGGTCCTGATATAATATGTGCATTTTTAGCTGTTTTAATAGCGTTTGCAAGAGTTTCTGCGCTAGTTAAATCAGTAGCATCAACAGTAGCTACAGCATTTGCAGTATCATTTTTACGATGTACACCTGATTGTGTTAAATGTGCGTTGTGTGTTGATTTAGCAACATTTAACATAATAATTACAGAGCTTAATTGTGTTGCGGCAGATGTATTATCAATTGAATAACCATCTAAAGCAGTATTTGTAGCATCTACTTTTAAATGAGCTTCTTCATCAAGAAATTCTACATGTTGAACACCTTGAATATTTAATGCTAATGTAATTGTAGTGGCTAATGTAGTTCCGTTTGCAGCAGTTACTTGTAAATTGCTTGAAGTTGGAAATCTAAAATCTCCTGCTGGAATTCCTGAAATATCTCTGTGATAACCATCTACAGTTGTTGCGGTTGTTGCTTGGTGTAGAGCATTGTATTGCATAACAACAGCTCTTGTAAGTGATTCTACATCTCTTCTAGTATATATTGTACTCATTTTTAACCTTTATTCAATTATTTAAAATAAATATCATGTCCCTATTAATATTACCCAAATAGCATATGAGAATATTAATAGGAATAGATAAAATATTAACTAGGAAGTTTGGATATCTTTTACATAACCAACTGTGTTAGGTCTTGTTACTTTAAGGTTGAGTACTGCTTTAACCATAAATTTAAGACTATCACCAGTTTTCGCAATTGGAACTATACGGAAAGGTAAGCCCATTCCAGTTTCATTTCCGTCGCCATTTGAACCTGTACCTTCGAATTCAGTAGCTTTATATACATCTTCGTTAGCTTGTTGAGCATTAGGTAAATATACTTTTTTAACATATTCTGTATTAAACATTTGTAAAGTACCACTTGGGGCATCTTTATCACGTAGAATTGGAATACCTTGATAAAATAATTCGCTAGTGCTTGTATTGTAAACAAGTGGACCGGTTCCATCAATTCGACGTAATGATTCGAATAAACCTTTGTATTTACGGAAAACATTAGGATCGCAAACAATAATATTTGGTTTTACTCCGCTAGCGGTATAAATATTTGATTCTAATTGATCAAGTAAATCGATAGTAAGAGCACGAGCAATTCCACCATTAGAAAGAACATTTCCTTTCCATTCAGTATAAGATGAACGATTGATATTCGCGTAAATACCAGTTGTTTCAGCGGCTCCACCTTGAAGACCTACGATATTAGGATTGCTATTAGTATCTGAACCTGTACCTGACCAAAGATCAACGTTTATTACAGAGGCTAATTTAGCACCGTTGGACATAATGCGTTCTCCAACAAGTTTTAGAATAGCATCGGCTGAACCTGCACTAGAAGCAGCAGCATTAACTTCAGTTTCTGACATAGCAAAAGCTGATTTATAATGACCCCATGATAAAGTTGCAGGAACAATAGGATCAACGTTATAATCACCAGAAACTAGATCTGCTCCCTCTGCATATGAAGAAGCAACTGCTCCTGAAACTTCAACGTCCCATCCGACATTTTTACCAAATCCAGGTTCTGTTGGAATAACTGAACCTAAAACAGTTAAACGATTAAATTGGCGAGCGAGTTTGGGAGCAAATCGTTGTGATAATGCACCCGCGACATTTGTTAATAATTCTGTACCTGACATTGTTTATCCTTATAATTATTAGAAAGAACCGAAAGCATTAGTAATCATGTTTACGATTGCATCATCCGAAACTTCTTGTTTCTGATTTTTGTTTGAACTTGAATTATAATTTCTATCCCCAGAACCTTGTGTTCCTCTAGGAGATAAAAATGAACTTCCTTCTTCTGATTTTAGATATTTACCTAATCCAGAAACTAAATCTTCTTCACCTGATGGAGATTTAAAAACAATTCTATCCTTGTTATCTGCATACTCATCAGCTGTATATGAAATTAATTTATCCTCACTAATTAATGTTGCCATAGCCGCTTTAATTAATTTAGGAGATACTCCGGCTTTTGTTAATTGATCTTTTACTGTATTTTTTAATTCAGTTTCTCTACGTCGAGAAATTTCAGCTTGTTTTTCAGCAGCCATTGCATCTAATTGTTTTTTCATTGACATCAACTCAACATTTGGAACTCTTCCTGGCTTAATAGCTTCTTCTGTTTCCACGGCTTGTTGTGGAACTAGTTTTGATAACATAGTTTCCATCTTCTTTTCAAATGCTGTATTACGCTGACTAATTGCACTATTAACTACTTGACTGACTAATTGCACAATTTCATCTCTACTAATAGCATGAGATGTATTAGATTCATCTTGACCCTCAATGGATTGTTTTATATCCGCCATCTATTTTCTCCTATTTAAGGACAAATTGAGAAATGTCCTATATGTTTTTATCCATGATTCATAGTCATGTTTGTCTGGTACAAAATAAGATGATTGAAAAAATAATCATCCTATATATGTGTTTTATTGAAATTACTATGATTTGCTATTATTGTACAAGATTTAATTAATATTTAAATTAAATTTCGTGATGTTGGCGTTAAACTTCTTATTCCACCATTGTTAACCGGTGCTGATGTTGTGATTTGCAATGGTCCAGGCTGAACACCATTAACCAGTTGTGCACCATAAACATAGACGGCCGCTAAACCATTTGTTCCAGTATAACTAGGCGGCGCATTTGTGAAAGTGCTGGACACTGCAAATTGATTAAATGAGGTTGTATATAGTGTTGCAGTTAAGCTCAATCTCCACCAACCATTGCCTGCATTTGTCGCAGTGGGAATCACTGATCCTGATGATGATGTTGCTCCTGTGGTTAAATCGAAACCAGCACTTGAACCACCTATAAGCTGTATTACCAAATAGTTTCTACCAGCTGCTTTTGCATAAATACTATATGTTGCTGTACCAGGTGTTAATTTATCTTGTGCTATATAATGAAAACCGTTTGTATCATCTTCGATTATTGAGAAGGCATTATTTCCACCAAATGGATCTGCAATGCTAGTACCAATTGATGTGTTTGCTTTGGCCCACGCAGCATTTGTAAATGTATTGGAATATGTTAATAAATTTTGGGTTAATGGTATTAGAGCTCTCGTGCTTGATATAGGTTTTCTTCCGTTTGCTGTTACCCATGATGCACCAGATCCTAAAGTTCCAATATTACCAGAGCCAACAATACTTAAATTACCACTACCTTCTGTTGTTGGCCAAGTAGCTACTAATCCTGTTATTGTAGTTGGGGCAGTTCCAGCATATAAAGCTTGAACATTAGCAAGAGATAATGCACTTGAAAAAATGGCTGGTTTTGAAACGCGACCAAATAAAGGATACCCGTTACCGTAATTGGAGCCGAATGTAAGATTAGGTGTAGCTCCAAATACTGGGATACCAGCGGGGCGTGAAACAACTAGTGATCCATCAATATAAATGTTCGTCGCTATGGCATCAAATGTAACAACGCCTAGGTGCCAAACCCCTTGAAACTGTCCGACAGAGCCAAATAAAGCATCAGTAATGGGAGTTGAATTTTTATAATGCGATAACCATAGCGAGCTAGCGAAAAAACCGAGTTGGATCCCGTTGCCAGCTATTGCCAGTCCCATGATTGCGGATTGATGGGAATCACCAACGGGACAAAAAAACCAACACGCAATAGTACCGCCGGCATTCAGTGCATATGATGTCGAACTACCACAATTAATTTTAGTAACCGCCGACCCATCGCAAGCAATCGCCGATGATAAAACACTAGGACTAACGACGCGTGCCATATTATACTACCACAGTTATATTTGGTACTTGATATCCAACCGGAACATTTACTAATGGAATTGCAGTTGTAGTTAATCTGGTCTCTAATGATTGACATCGCACAGTTAAACTTGCTGTACATGATGTAGCATCCGAGCCTGTTATAATTACTTCAGGTAATACCGAATCAGCAGGCACACTTGTTAAAGCAGTTGCATTTGACATTCCTTCATGCCAATAACTGTTAGAAGCATTATCTTTTACATAATATTTGCAAGCATATTGATTTGATCCACAAGAAACCCAAGATCTGACCGTTGCTGTTAAAGTTAAAGTTGCCATAAAATCCTATATTTAAATGTAGTACCAGTAAATGTAATGTTTATTATGAAAATTAGTTAATATATGTTTTATTATTTATTATTTTACTAATTTGTGTTTGAGCAATATTATATTTTTCAGCTAATTGTTTTTGATAAAATTTTCCACTTTTATATTCTTCTCGAATTTGTTCTGCTATTTTTATAGTTAATTTTCTATTTAAAGCAGGTTTACCAAATAAGTAACTTTTTTCTCCTCTATGTGATTCTGATATTTTATTTTTAGTTTCTTCTAATAAATGCTTTCCGTACATATAATGTTTTTCTGCACTATGTGATTCTGATAATTTCTGTTTAATTTCTTCTGTATGATGTTTACCAAAAAAAGGATTTTTTTCTCCACTTAAAGCTTCTGATATTTTTAATTTAGTTTCTTCTGATAAATATTTACCAATACTTGCTTTTGACATTTTCTTTTTAGTTTCTTCTGATTTAGGTTTACCAATACTTGCTTTTGACATTTTCTTTTTAGTTTCTTCTGATAAATGCTTTCCGTACATATAATGTTTTTCTGCACTATTTGCCTCTGATAATTTCTTTTTAGTTTCTTCTGTATGATGTCTTCCAATCCATAATCCACTAATTTTATTAATACCACCTAGTGCTATGTTGTATCCACTTTTTATAGATTTAAAATAATTTATAAAAAATATTTCTAATTTATTTCCATCTTCTTGACTTTCAGTAGCAGCTATAAATTCTATTTTAAAATTTTCTTTTCCATATTTTTGAATAGCTCGTTGCATTTTTATACAGCCACTTGATTTTTGGCAATGGTGTTTAAATCGTTTTTTTAGAGTTTTAATTGTTTGTCCTATATAAACCTTATCATTAATATTATTTGTAATTTTATATATACTTATCATTATTTTTCTTTCTTTTTAATTATGTATTATAAAATGAATAGAGTGTAGTATTTACTTAAATATTATCTAAAATTAAATATATTGCGCATCCACATAAAAACTTGCAGCTGAAAATGCCGCAGCAGCATCAGTTGTATATATACCAAATCCTATTCCTGTCGTAAAATAAACACCATCTGTACCCCAATCCCAAGTATAAGTACCTATAGCGCCAGGAACATATCTTTGTATTCCAGTTGCTGATGTAACTGGTGCTGTTGCTAAATTAGTTATAATTAAAAACCCAGCAGTTGTTGCTATATTAGTAACTGTAATTTTTTTTAATCTACCAGCAGAAGCTTTTAAATTGACACCACCTGTTCCTATTTTAGCGCTCGCATAAGTTGACCATGCACCTGTAGCCGTTGCGATTGCTCTTGTTTGTATAAAAGCTACACCATTCGAATTATCTTCGTATTGTGGAGAATATAGTTCTTGTTCCTTAAGTGGATTTGTGGCTGATATTACATAACCATCTTGTAATAGTTGAACTTGACCAATTAGATTTGAACCCGCATTTAATGAAACAGAACCTATTGTGTTTGTACTAGAACCTGCATCAATAATTACTCTTTGACGACCATAACCATCTGTTGCCGCATCTATTTCGCTACCATCAGATACTGGTTGACCTGTTAATTGATTTGCATTATACTGTAAACGTTTATGCCTCATGTGATCCTTATTGTAATTAGAAATTTATAACTTTAATCTTTTTTATTAACAGCTTTTTTATCTTCTGTAATATGTTGATCTTTTTTATTAAAAGAATTATCTGGTTCTTTAGTAATTAATTCATCATCTGGTAATTTATCAAAATAATCTGTTATTTCTTTTAATATAGTAGTTTGTTCTTGAACAGATAGATTATTATCTAATTCTGTTATTAATCTCATTGAATTCTTTTTGTACCAAGTTCTAGAAGGGGCTATTTTTCTAATTAATTCTATTTGTATACATTCTTGGATTAAAGCTTCTCTATCTATTATTTTAAAATCAGAAAATCCTTGTACAGACCATTTAATAGTCTCATTACGCCCTTCTGATACTAATGTATATAAATTTACTGAAAACTCTTTTATTAATTGCGCATAAGCTGTTAATACTAATTCTTTTGAATGATTATCAAGTGCTTTAGATAATCCAGATCTTCCTGCTGCAACTGCTGTATGAGAACCTACTGTAGAAGACATCTGATTACAAACTGAATGAATAGCATCAACCAAATCTTTTAATTGTTGATCAATTATTTGGTAGGAAGCTCCGGAAGGTTCTACGAAAGATAATTTGTCATCAATAGAACCAACGGCAAAACCTTTTGAGCGCATTTGTAAAGCTGTAGAAGTTCCTCTATTTGTATTTTGATTTATTGTATTCAAATCGCCATTAGCTGGTAAATCAGGACCTTGTTGATAAAATGGTATAGAAAATAAATTTTTATTTTCTGCATGAACTAAACTAGATGATCTGCGTAAATGCTCTTGGCAAAGTCCTCCTATTAAATTACCGATCCATAATTGTGTAGGAATATGTAATTGTAATACTGGAATTTGTTTAAAAGAAACAATACCTTCGTCAACTAGATTACATTTATCTTCTTTTTTTGGTTCTTTATCTATTTTAGTTATTATTTCATATACAGAAAATTTAACTATTTGCGATTCAGGATCTTTTTCCCAAATTTTGAATTGGGTAATTTTTTTATCTCTAGAGTCCGTAAATGATTTTCTGGGAGTTGTTTCATTCTTAATAACAACATATGTGAAATTACCATGATCGTCTTTTTCCCAATCAATTACTGATAATGTAGGAATATGTATTGTATAAGCTCTAGCTAAACCTAATTCGTCTTCTTCAGCTCTTGATTGCGGAATCACATTAGTTTTAGGGAAATCAACACCAATATATGCTTTACCTGTAGTTAGAGCTGAAGTTAAAACGCATGATAAAACATTGGATAAATTATGGTTTTGAAGATCTGTATTTTCTCCAAATTCGCGCCAAAACGAGTCTGCTTCTTTTTGTATTTCTGTACCTGGAGTATTTTTATCAGAAGCATCAGAAGCAGGATTAATCGAAAATGATTTACTAAATAAATCACTAACATAATCATTTACAATCTTTGCAAAATAATTTCTATAAGAAATACATTTTAATCGATTATAATAAACAGATTCATTTGATTCCATTGGTTCTCTTGGAATAAATAATTCTGCGTTCTTTTCAATACTAGCTCCACCTTTATATAATAATTGTAATTTTTTTGTTTCAATTTCATTATAATCTGGATTACAAGTATTTAATATTTGGTAAGATAAAGTTTTATTCATATTTCCTTAGTATGTACCTAATCCAGTAAAATCTCTATTACAATATGTATTTGATAATAATAATTCAGTTACGGCAAAAACGAGGGCATCCAACCGATCGGGTGATTTTTGTTTTGGATTACCGGTAAATCTTGACATTTGATTTTCTAATTTTTCAAAAGCATTATAATTACATTTAATTTGATCTGTAGTTCTTTTTGGTTGAACATGGAAAACTCTATTTCTCTCGTAAAAAGCTGCAACTGGTAAAGCGCGATCAATCTTACCTTTTGTTGATTGTATTGTTTTAATTGGAGCTGTATTGTCTATTGATAATATATTCTTTTTTACCAATTCCCCGCCATTGTTCTTTTCTATAACTATTAAACCTGCATCATAATCGTTTAAAGCTTTTATTGCTTGTTTACCCCATTGATCTGTAGTAAATTGTCCTGAATAATCATTAAAAATATATACATTATTATCATTACCTAAACCAGCAATAATAATACCACATTCATCTCCATCTGGTTTATCAGATACTGAAGGATCAACACCTACTACAACTCTATTTATTTGGAATTTATTAAAAATTCTATTATTACCTGTTTCTGATTTTGTTGAATTTGTTTCTTTTAATTTGTTTTTAAATTCATCAAATGACATTCTACATTTTGCAATCATATCATTGGTCCACGCAGCGCCTTCTATATCATTTAATAATTCACCATATATTTCTTGACGGCCAAATCTTGTTTTAGAAAATTTTTCTAACTGGGATTGTTTATACTCATCTGATAAAAATGGATTATCAAACATTGTTCCTGTCATGATCTTGTAATTAGGATCATTATTTTGGACCTTTAATTCCCATTCGCTAAATAAAGGAAATGGTTTGGGCGTTGATGTAATGATTATTTGTGGATTTTTTCCCGCAGAAACAGCCATTTCCAAAATATCAAACCTTTCTTTTACTTTCTCTGGTATACAATCACTCCAGCTACCTATCTCATCGCACCACAAATACTCTAACGAATAACCGCGATTTTCCTTATCTGAGGTGAAGCAATGTATGATCGCTCCGTTATTGAAACCTGATATTGTATGATTTTGCGAATTATATTTTAATGGATATGGAAACCAAGATTTAATGGCCGGCCACATTATTTTTTCTACATCTTCGTGAATTGCACCACATAATCCTAAACATTTTGCGCCATTTATTATTTTATTAACTATAAATGCAGACCCAGCTATGCTTTTCCCGAAGCGACGTCCACAACGTAGGATAGTGTATCTTTGATTTCCAGTAATTATTTGTTTGTCAAAAAGAAACAAATCTGGGAAGTTATATAAAGCTTTTAATTCTTTTTTAGATAAACTTTTGATAAAACTTTTCCTTTCATCTAATGATTTAGATTGAAAAGCTTTTCTCAATTTATCCAATTTATCCAATTTTATTTTCCTAATTTATCTAATAGTGAGTCTAATAACGAATCATCATCCTTAGCATCTTCTTTATCAATACCAGATAAACGTAATCTTCTGTCTTGGAACTTCAATAATGTGTCTGCTGTTCTGGTTGCGATTATAGGATGTTTTTCATTTAAAGCTTTATTCGTTTCTATATAAAACTTATTTATCATATCATCAATAATTAATATATCTTTGTTGGCGGATTTCGATACTGCTTCTGCATATATAGCTTTTGCTATATCTTTTCTTTCAGCAGCTAATTTATTAATTAATTTATTAATTGATTGTACAGAAGTATCAACATCATAATTTGTTTTTAATAATTTTTTAATTTCCACGGCTATCTTACCAGACGCAGATTGCTCCATAATGTAATCATATACATTAGAAGGAATACTATATGTGTGTCTAAATGATGTTGCCATATTATATCCTATGAGATTTTTCCAGTTTTTTGATCTATTTTTGATTCTTCTGATAAATTATATTTTATACGCAATTGTAGTTTTACTAACTCTAATTTATTTTCAATTAATTCTTTTTGTGTTGATACTAATTGAAAATCTTTTTGTAGATCTGTTAATATTTGTATATCTTTTAAATCTACAAATTTATCTTCTGATGCTGCTGCTACAATTTCATTTTCGTCAGTCATATATTCCTATTAGTTAGTTGTTGTAAAATGTATGTTATGTTCCGTTGATGTATATAAATATTAATTTTTTTATGATTTATATTGGGCGGAACTGATTGCTATTATAAAAATTATCATCTACAGTTAAAGAATTTTGTTTCAATTCATTTAAATTAGATGCTTCACAAATTGATAAATATAACTCTGGACATTGTTCTTGTATATTTGATAAAAAATAATAATGATTTTTACCAATAACTTTATATGAAATACCTAAATTCGATAAAAAATATCTCGTACCATGATTAGATTTATATCCAATTATGATTCTCAACTCAGTAGTTGTGTAGAAAGGTTTTATTACAGTTTTTTTTAAATTCTCTTTTTGTGGATTTTTTTGCTTAGACATATTTAGCCTCATTCTTCCAGAAAACATAAGAGGTTATAGATTCATTATATGATTTTATTGAATTAATTCTTATCTGAGATAATATATATTTATCCGCTGTAGTTTGTTTTTTATTTGTTTTTTTTAATAATAAATATAATTCTTGAGATTCTATATTAGATAATGCTGCACCAGAATATTTTTTATAATATCTTAATATTAATGGTTCTATATTAATATTACCAAATGTTGCATATAATATTTTTTGTGAATTATCAGATAATGAATAATAAACTTTAGAAATATCTCTAGCATATGATATTGAATTTAATTGATGAAGATTTGTGTGATCAATATATGATGAGCCACCGAAAAATGCAGCATTAACCATTGAGTTCCAGTTTGATTTTATCCCGCAATCACTTTCGGCGTTATTAAACAACCATTCAAGATCGTGTTCTGCTAGAGCTTCCATCTGATCAAATGACATTTTTTTCATTTTTTTATACCCCACCGTGAAAATCATTATCGATCATATTGAAACCATTATTAACATTGATCATAATCTTTTTCATGGTCACGATTACTGCTTGTTTTTCATCAAGTTTATTTTGAAGTTTTTTTACTAAAACTCCTAAATTTAAAATTGATTCAGATAGCAAATTTATTAATTCCTCATCATGTTTCATATTGACTCCTTAATTAAATATATTGTTATGCACATTTTTCCAAACTTATTATCAAAATAACAATAAAAATAATCATTAAAATATCATGCATAAATTCCCATTAATTAAGATCTGTATTGATATTATCCGATCGCTCCCATACATACTCACATGTAGTTAACCACATTTCTTTTGTACAATTTGAGTTTTTAGAAACAGTAATTAAAAAAGCAAATAAAGTTGTAATTAAAGAATTGGATATATCTTGATTTTTATTATTTTTGATAATAGTTTTAACAAATGCATTAAACTGTTTTGTTAATTTGGTTGTAGTTATTTTATCGATCATAATTCCTCTTCTATTAATTGTAGGATTTTTTGAATTTCTATATTATTTTTTGCGGCGTATTTTAATTTTGGGAAAGTTCCACCGTATTTTTTTTTACTCGATCTTGATAACTTGAAATCCGCATTACCATATAAACTTTTATAAATTGAGGAATTTGAAGTTTTCGATATACCTAATTTAATTGCTATTTCTACCTGAGTTGCTCCTGTAATCCATAATACAAATATATTTAATTGTTTTATTGTTAAAATATCATAAGCTAATATAATAACTTCCTCCACCAATTGTTCTTTTAATTCTATGAGTCTTTCGTTGTGTTTGTCGGGGCAATAAGGTATATCGAGAGTTGACAAATCGCAGGGTAGCTCACATAACTTGTACTGATACTTGTACGATCTAGATTTATATTCTTCCATTATATACCTTACTATGGATTACCTGTTTTTTTTAGAATTTCTTTTGTTTTTTAAATTTTCTGCGGGTGTGGCCCATATACAGTTTTCCTTACTATATCCTATCTCATTATCTAATCGTTCTATCCACATACTTGTAGGTTTATCTCCCATATCAGATAAAAACTGCATAAATCCCCCTTTGCGTGTCCATTCATCACATACACTTATTCCTCGCGCCCCATACCACTTATAATTTGGGGCATTAGGGTTTGTACAGCGTTGTATCATGTCTCGCCAGGTATTATATGTAGTTGATTTACCCATCCTGTGTTTAATTCTTGCGCATCCACATGATTTTGTATTACCTTTTAATATATGTCGTGGTTGTGGAGTTGTAACCTTCCCGCACTCACAGCTGCATAGGAAGAATGAGTTATTATCATTTATTTTTTTAGAAAATGATAATATAGTTAATTTCCCGAATTTTTTTCCGATATAGCATTCATAATCAATCATTTTTTCCCTTTTATTTAACGAAATTTCTTACTTGCAATACAATATAATTAAATGCATAGAAAAAATAAAAAAAAATCCCCGCAGGAGGGAAATAACCTGCGAGGACCAAGTAGAAATTAAAATTTATGAACTAACAGTTAATGTAGCAGTAGTAGTAGACTCTCTCGACAAATTCATTATTAGTTGTCCTTTAAAGCCCTCTCAATCATCATAAAGAGGGGAAACGGTGGGTACAACTTGTTATTTGATTTATTTTATTTATTATTGTTTTGGCCGGCGGAGTTGTTATTTTCGCAGCCATAATACAGTTTGTTTTCCATTTATTTTTCGAGTGTATTTGTTCCAGCCATTCTTTTTGAAAATCACATATAGTTCATGCAGTTTTTTATTGAGCTGCATTTTGCCCATATGTCCCCAATACTGACTAGTGACAAATGATTTAACATCATCATACGTGAACGAGGTCTTGTTACGTATAAAGTCTTCCGCTGCAATAACTTTTGGGTCTGGCTGCGGGAGAACATTCTTGATCTCAATTAGACCAATCTCTTCATTTGATATTCTAGTGTTCCTATTATTCATAATAATTTCTGTTTGATCCAATGTTGCTCTAGATATTTTGACATATTTAGGGAATTTGTATATAACCATATTCGATAAACACTCTAGTATATATGTTATTTTATGTTTTCTATCGGCCACCAACGCATATTTTCCGGATGATAGGTCAAAAAACACTTGTTCTTGCTCTAGTGTTTTTGTGTGATTAAAATATACTCTATACTCAAACTTATCATTTATTATGTTCTTATATAATATATATTTTTCATCTGACCCGTTTTCGTGGCACTCTCGTAATGTTATTGGGCAAACCGGCAAAGCGTCATCGGCATTGTGATAATATTTCTTATCGTGATAATGATCGTGGGTTTGTTCGTATTCTATATATTCTTTTGTTTTGGTTATTATTTCATCCAGATCAACCTGAAAGAACTCTCTATTTTTTCTTACGCGTTTTATGTCAAAATATTTATGCAGTCTTTTCTCAAGGTCCCTAGCACTGTCTACCTTAAACTGCGCGCATATTTCAAAGTCATAAAGAACAGATGTATTATTTAAACCCTCTAGACGGTCTTCTACATCCTCGGTTAAACCTATGTTTGCCCAATGTATATTTTGAACCGGTTTAAGTATCTTCGTTCGTAGCAATGTATACATATCCCATATTATTTTCCCGTAGTGGTTCAGTTGCTTTTTCTCATGATTTATCGTTATCTATTGCCTCGTCGCACATTTGGACTAATTCTATACAGCATGGGCCAGATTTAACTTTGATCTTGGCACCTTCGAACAAAATTATTTTATTTGCTCTTCGGCCGCACCATGCACAGTAAAGTTTCTCTTTTGGTTGCTCGTTTGCTTTGCTCATTATAGATCCTTGAATTCTAACGTTGTTTTTATATTAAATGTTCTAGCTTTTTCCTCCACGGCTCTCGACAAATTGCGTTTAATTTTATCAGTGTTGGCTTTATCAGTGATTGAGATAACAGCCCCATCATGAATATGTAATACAATTTGATAATGATCTCTTGTTTGATGTTTTATCGCCTCTTCATATACAGCAGAGAAAATAGCAAGCTCATATGATTGGGCAACTGTGGCTAATATCTGGTGTTGTTTACGTGTTTTGGATATCCAGTGTTTGCCACCGAATGCATCAATGGCAAACTTGGTTTTAGACATGTTTTGGTAATATAGTTTGCGATACTCTATTAATTCTCTGATGATTGGGTGCTCTAATACAGATAATAGGTTAGCCCGTTCGAGAATTGTATAAATATCCTCTTTGGTTGATTTTGTATTTTTGCCATGTTTCTCATTTCGCCCAAAAGCAATTGAATACAATATCTCTTTATATACATCTTTGATTTCTGCTGGTGGTTTCTGTCCTGCATTCTGGGGATGTGTAAAAGCATATAGGTTTTCCCATATTGTTTCTTTGCCCAATAAAATTAGGTTTTTGGCTAGAGGTGCACCTAATAGAGTTGATAAAATTGTGAATTGTGCGGCTTGTAGATCTATTTCGGTCCAACCATGGCAGAGTGCTTTTCTTATCTCTTTTTTTATGGACACTGGGTTCTCACCATTGCCGTAAATTCGGTGGGTTTTATATCCTTCGATCGAAAAATATAGGGGTTGTGGGTAGTTGGCCATATTATAGAGTTTTTTACGTTGAATTTCTTCTAGCTCTTTTGGCCATCCTTGCGCTTTGAGTTTGGCTATTTCGGCCTCTATTAGTTGATCGTTTTCGTTTCGCTTAGGGGGGAATAAATATGCTCCGTTTACTTGGCGCATATAATCTATTATCATTTGTTGGGTTGGGTTTCTTTTGACCTGAGTTAACATTTCATCATATTCTTTTAGATATTTATCATTTTCTATTTTGCGGTTTGGTTTGTTGTCTGCTCGCCCGGAAACGAAGAATACTTTATCCTTATTTGAGCGATATCCTGTGTTGAACTCCTCAAATAATTTATCTTTCATTTCTTGATCGAAACCGGTACATATTATTTCTCTGGACAAACCTTCTAGAGCACTCCAATCGGATATTTCTAATTCAGGTAATACTTCTTTTTTGAATGCGTCTAGTATTTTGATCAATGAAAAATTTCTATCCCAGTGTTTGCCTTCTAATTCTATAGACATTTGCTTAGTTGGGATTAGTAAGTTATGTGGTGGATCGTAAGAAACTAATGTTGAGAAGCATAAATATCTAAACACTTTGCGATGCATTTCATTGTTTACCAAAGCTGGATATTTAGCTAAACAATATTCTCTAAACTCTTTAGTTGTCCACGTTCTCATTTTCATTCTCCTTACTTTTATATCTGACTATGCATAGGTACCAGTAAAAATAATTCACTAGCATCGACGATTTTCTTTTGGGGCGCTAAATAGAGTTGTGAAAGTACATTTATGAAATTACATTTATGTGTTCATATAAATTGAGTTAGTTATTATGGTAAGTTGATTAGATTTTCTATAAGGCGAAAATCTAATAGCATGAAACAGTTTCATGCGAGGTGAAAGCAGACATTTTCTTATTATGTTCATACATACATTATATAGATAACAACATAATATAGATTATAGATATATAGATTAAACACACATTATAACATAACATAATATAGATAAACATACATTATAAGATAACAACAAATATAGATATAGATAAACATACATTATAAGATAACAACATAATATAGATATAGATAAACATACATTATAAGATAACAACATAATATAGATATAGATAAACACACATTATAAGATAACAACATATACATAACAGAGCTACCATAACAGTGTTACGTTTTGTAAAACTCTCATTCCCTTCATTTTAAGCACTATCATTCACTATCCAGTTTTCTGCTTCATCTGAAACAATATAAATCATATTGTATGACTGTAATTATATCATACCTAATATAGATAATCATACATTATAAGATAACATAGATTATAGATAAACACACATTATAAGATAACATAGATTATAGATAAACACACATTATAAGATAACAACATATATAATAGAGCTACCATAACAGTGTTACGTTTTGTAAAACTCTCATTCCCTTCATTTTAAGCACTATCATTCACTATCCAGTTTTCTGCTTCATCTGAAACAATATAAATCATATTGTATGACTGTAATTATATCACACCTAATATTACATTTAATTTAATATTTAATATTGTATTTCAAGCCTCCAAAACCAAACGTAAACAGCTCCAATTTCAAACCCAACTATTTCATCATCACAAAACGAAACCGGCCGGAACCCTCTCACGAGAGAACCGGCCGATAACCCCCTAGAACCTTCTGATAGCCCGTAAGGCTTTCAGAAACTCTTTTGCGACGTCTTTGACCTTGGAACGGCTCCTAGGTCATCCGCGAGCCAAAGAGCGTTTTAAAGGGAACGATTTCTAGGGCTGTCTACACCATTGCCCCAGTATAGATTCTTTAGGATATAATTTTTCATCGAATATTTTCTCTTTCTAATTTGGTATATGCCCCGCGAAAAGCTTCTCTTGATGAGACTATAAATATGAAACTCTAATCTCAACTTTATTTTCTCAAACCTATGCATAATTTAATATAATAATTGAAAGAATTTATTCTCCTTTCCTTTTAACTAGCAGAACTAAGAAGCCTGCTAGTTTTTTTATGTTTAAAATAGAAAAAATCCAGCAACTACCCAAATAGATAGTAGTGCTGGATTATTTTGTATAATGCTTTAAATTGATTTTAGTCAGTCATGTATACCTGGTTGACGTTTGTACTTTAATCGCCCCTCATAATTAACCAGATAAGCTAATACAGGGTCATCCATTATATCAACAACTTTAACTAATTCACCATTTATTTTACATTCACTATCCATTAATTGTAATGTCTGTGAATAGTCAGAATGATACATAGAATGCATAGTTCCACGATTTTGAATGATACGTCCTGATAAATTATAAAAACCATGATTTATCGCAGAATTAGGTTTTACGAGCCTATTATCAATTACCCAAGACTTGCCGCGGTCTGATAGTAAAACGTTATCTTGACCTGCTCTAGCCTTTTCCAAACTATTATTATACTTTACGCTCTGTGGGATCGTCATCATTTCAGGTCCCGATGATTCGCATATATAATTTAACTTTAGTTCAGATTGTAAAAATGTAAGATCAGATATTTTTGCAGTTAACATAGATTTATTCAATACATCTGCACACATTTGAGTTAACTGAGCAGATACAGGGAATCTAAAGCGTGATTTATCATCTAGATCGAACCGAAAAGCATCATCACAAACATTAATAATTAATTGAGTAAAAGTTCCAGTATGATCTTTGTAGGTAGAGGATATTGGATACCATTCACAATAAGCTATATTATTTGCAACAATATCCAAAATTATTTTATTATAATTTTGATCGGTTGTATAATTAATAGGTAAACTATTTAATAATTCATTTCCATTCATTTATTCCCTTTTAATAATAGTTAGAATAACCAGAAGCTTCTATACATGATAGAATTACAGTTTTTTCTGGACCGCACAATGTAGAAGCTCCCTCTATTATATCAATTTGATTATTTAAAGAATCTAATATAAATTGAAAAGATATTAAATTATCACAATTTGATATATGAGTTTGTTTTTTCTCTGTTCCATTTTTTGTAAATTTATTAAATACATCTGTAATATTACATTCATATTTTAATTTTGCATTAATTAATTGTTGAACCCAATCACATGATACAGGAATAGCAGGATATTCTTTTGTGCAAGTTAAATTAGAATTTGAACAGTTAATGACTTGTGTAACAGTTATACTTACATCATTAACTTTATATATAGAAGTATGATTACAAGATGTATAATTTTCATCAGGACATTGAACAGATAGATTATTATCTACAGTAATTGGAACATTAATGTCAGGAATGTTTAATTCATACATTTTGTTCACAAGATTAACTTGATCTTGATGATCGCAATTTGATGAACTGGAACCCTCTGAACTGGAACTTTCCGAACTATTAACAGAAAAACTATTAGAGCTTGAATTATCTGAATCAACAAATTCTGCTCCACAACCAACCAACATCAAACTAATAATAAAAATAAACTTTTTCATAAAATTTCCCTTTGTTAATTATTCAGCGATCAACTGAATACAACATAATGCAGAGAAATCACGACGTCAATAGTTTTTAGGAGTGGAGCGGTGTGGTTCCGTCTATTATTTATTTTATTTTTTTCTTTTTATCAATTTTAGAATCAATATTTTTAATTAATTGTTTTATTTTGTAAGCATTATTATATGAATTTGCTAAAAGAAAATCTATTTTAATTTGTAGTTCTGACATTTTATATTCCTTCTTTTTTATTAGCAAGCTCAGATTTCGTATGGAAATGCATAAATATAGTACTTATAACTGTTATTATTGCCCCATATGTTGTTGAATCTAATAATTTTTTATATATTAAAAATGAACTAATTATTAATATAAAAAAACATAAAGTTCCTTTAGAACTATTTAATAAACTAACAATACCTTTTAATAAATTTATTTCATTTAATTTCATATTATTCTTCCATTAATTTATCAATTTTATCTTCTAGTTTTTCCAATAAAATATTTTCGTTAGCTATACGTTCATCTAAAACTGCTACTTGAAGTTTTATTTCCTCCATTTCCTTTACATCATTTTTATTATTTGTTAATCTGCTATAATAAAAAACAATTGCACTTAGGATAACACTTATGGAAGAAAGAATTGGCCCAATTAAATTTTGTAACTCTATTTGCATTTTTCCCTTTTAAAAAACATTATGGTAAAATCTCGCCGCGGATAGTAGCAAAACCAGACCATTGGATTGTTGCCCCAGAAATTCCAATAAAATTAACACTAACATTACTAGTCACCGCAGTAATACTTATGGCCCAACTTGCGTCATCCTTATAATCAGTTCCCAATATATCCGTTCCAGAAATAACAACTGTCCCAGAAGTATTTTTAACCGCAACCCGTCTCATATATTGATTAGTAGTCACCACCGAACCACCATCAGTTCGCCTTCCCATGAGCTCAAATACAAGATTAAACGCACCCTTTTGAATTGGTATAATCCAAGAAATAGGAGAAGCGTTAGTCGTTTGTACAGCATAGGATTTTCGATCATCCAAAAGTGATGTCAAACCAGTTGCTGTATTACCTTGAGAAGCGATAGTTGTTATCACTCCATTTTCAGATCGAACCTTCATTGAACGCTCTGAAGAATCGCAATACAACATCATAGCACCCGAAGGATTTGATGATGGATTAACGGTGGCAATTCCTAGACTTACACAATTAGATGATGTTGAGGGAGAACCACCACAAAGAACTATATTTCCTTGCACTGCCGAACTAGTCGCAGCTCCAGGAAAAATATTTATATTCCCTGATACTTTACCCGAACTAGCAGCATTACCAGAACTAATTGTTAAATTACCTGAAGATGCATTTGTTGTATTTCCTGTTTTTATCGAAATTGCTGTAGAAGAAGTTGAACCTGATGTTGATGGTGTAGCGATACTAGGATTTAATTGGATATCATGTGTATTAACCAGAATTGAATTATCGTTATTTTGTCCGATCGAAAATACTCCATTATTATAATTTAAACCAGAACCAGCAGATGAAGAACTTCCTGTATAATTTCGAATTGGGTTATTAAATTTGTCTAACCAACCATAAGCAGCATTTCCCTCACTCAATTCACCAGAGGCAGCAACACGAAGACCAGAGGAAGTTAATACATATACTCCAAAAGTACCTGAATAAGTTGATTGATAATTTCCATTGGGGTCATTACTATTATTAACAACGGATTTAAATATAATAGCAGACCCAATATCCGGACTTGTAAATGTAGCTGTTTTGGTTGCTTGATCAATTACAATGGATGAATTAATTGTTTCCACCGAATTTAATTCATCGGTGGAAACGCAAGTAACATACCATTGTGAAACTCCTGTATTGTCCAAAAGAGCAATAGTGTGAGTTGATAATTCTGATACATTTATTCCAGTAGCAATTGTAGAATATCCATCTACAGTACAAATAGGTGAAGGTGAAGACATATAGAGTCCTTTAATTAAAGGTTAGTTGTTAAAACTGTTTTTGTTAAAATAGCAGGAAGATTTGTTAATCCACCAGCGTTTTGACCAGAAATCATCTGAAATACAGTTGTTATATTTGCCGTTGTATCTAAAGTAGAAGTTGTTCCACCATTACACAGAATACCTCCACCCCAAGATATTATTTTCCCTCCTGTGCCATCTTGTTGTACAGATATAATGAATTGTTGTCCTAATTTACTTCCGGTGAAATTTATTGTTATATTTCCTATTGCATTTATAATAAAATGAGTATAAGATGAAAGGTTTAAAACAATAGTACCAGAAGCATCTGTTATAACATGTCGTCTGCCAATTAAATTATTTGCTGTAATCGAATCGTTACTAGATATAGAACCTGAATTTATATTATTACAATTTATATCACCAGAAGTATTTATATCACCAGAAGTATTTATACCAGTTGATTGAAAAACAGTATTCGAAACTAAAGCTCCTCCACCAGTTAATAATAAATAACAATTATTATTCTCTAGTATAATATCGCCAGTAGTAATAATAGAACCTTGTCTACAAGTATGAGAACCAATACCTTGTAATATAATATCAGAATTTGGAGATAATAATTTAGCTGATCCACTCAAACTAAGTGATGTAACATTATTACCAACAGAAATATTACCACTTTGCCCATTTAAATAAGCAAAGATATTAATATTAAATGATGTAATACTAGTAGTTGAGGAAGTTAAACTAATTGTTCCAGCCTGAACAACAGATCCTGGAGAGCTAAATGATGAAAAACTTCCAGCAATTAAATTTATATTTCCTTCTTGGCTTATAGATCCATTAGCATGAAAAGCAGAACCAGCAGTAATATTTACATCTCCACCAAGTTTTGTTTTACCTGCTGTTATTCCGCCATCTATGAAATCGCCATAACCATTTCCACCAGATATAAACATTCCGCCACCAGTAGAGTCTGTGCCACTGCTAGAACCACCATTCAAAGTAACGCTTCCGCCTGTATCCAAATTACTAGTAGTAGAACCAGCAGATATAATAACATTTCCACCCACAGAACTGCTTTGATTAACTATACCACAACTTATTAATATTTCACCAGAAGCAGAATTGGGACCTGAACAAATTCCAGTTGTTAAACTAATACTACCAGAATTACAGGTAGTTAATGTGGAACTACCTGTGTTTAAAGCAATACCACCAGAATTACTATAAGTTCCTATAACATCGCCAGATTTTATACTAATTAGTCCAGAATTACTAGATGAATTAACAACAGTACAAGCTCCAGACAAAATAT